ATTGGTCTAACGTTTCCTGTTGCCAATTCTGTTTTAACAGCAGTTGATAAACCTCTTGCCATTATAAACTCTCAATAACATCAAATTCAAAACTAAATAATAAATTTCCAGAACTATCAACTTGGTTAGTTTGGAACTCTTGAAGATCGCTATTTAAATGAACTGTAAAAGGTACACTGTCATAAGTTACAGCTTCATCATTTGCTAGTGCGTTAGTTAGTGGTGGTTCTATAATTAATGTTGACGCATTAGAACTTGGCGTTACATCTTCCACAATCATATAAACTTTAGAATGGTTAGCAAACTTTATAAGATCACCAGCTTTAAAACTTCCAGCAGTATCTCCAACATGACCATCAACAGCAATCGTTGTATCTCCAGCACTATGAACTCCATTAACTAATACTGCTCCTGTTTCACTTCCTTGTGCGTTTAAATAGCTGGGGAAGGTTATAGTGAAATCTTCTTTCTGTGATCGTTGTTTTATGATGAACGCTTGTATCGGTGTAAAGTCTGATCGTGTTTTAAGAGGATAAGAAACGGTGAATGTCCAACGTTGTCCATCAACTTGTCTGCGGAATGTTTTACCGCTATCTGTTGTTGATACCAATGTTTTTTGTTCACTCTTAAAATTAAGTGCATTAAAATCATTACTTGGTAAAGCTCCACTCATACTAATGCCTGTCTACCTTTTTCATTAACAGCACTATTAATCATATTTACAATTAAACCTCTACTATTAACTAGTAATTCATTAAAACCTCTAGCGTCTACTGTGTTAATATTAAAGTTTACATTTACTGGTTGACCACCCATTTTATGATTTGGAATAATAGTACCTTGTTCTTTAGGTACAAATAATTCTGGACCAGCTTCTCCTACAATATAAGGTTGATCTTTATTTACATTACCCCCCATTCTTCTACCTTGATATTGTGTTTGTGCAATTGTAGCAACTTGTGCCGCACCTAATGCACCAATACCAATAGCTAAAGGAATACCATAAGGACCCATTTTAAGTGCAGCAGAAACACCTTGTGCAGTACTTACAATAGCGTCTTTTAATGCAAGAGCTTTATTTAATGCGAACATAGCTCTATTGTGTTTTGCTAAAGCAGAAATTGCATCTCTACCTGTTTGCATAGCAATATCTTTTTTCTGATCTCTTGATAATTTGTTAAGAGTTAAATCTTGCATATTAAAATCTCTTATTGCTTTTAAATTATCATCATAAATTTGTTTTCTTATTCTTGCTTGTTCTTTTCTTTGTTCTTCTTCTTCTATGATTTGTTTTTTTCTAATTTCGTATAATTCATCTCCTAGTTTTCTTTCTAAGCTAATAACAAGTCTATTAAGTTTTTCTTTTTGCTCTACTGTTAAATTTTCATTATCTTGTAAAAACTTTTTAACTGTTTGTATTCTGTCATTATATTGTTCAACTAATAATGCTTTTTCATCTAATACAAATCTTTGTAATGCTTTTATTTGTTTATCAAATACAACAGGTTTAGCTTCTTTTTTATCTTCTGATTCTTGTTGGCTATTAATTTTATTTTGAATATCAATTCTATCTTTTAATAACTGAATATTTAATTTTAATTTTTCAATATAATCATCAAATGCACCAGTATCTACGCCAAATGGACCTTTTTGTTCACCAACATTTTTTAATGTTTGTTCTAATATTTTTAATGCACCTTCATAATCATCTGTTGTTGCAACTAAATTTTCCATTTCAGCAACACTTAAATTTAAGAATTGCATTTGACCTTTAGAAAATAAATTTAAAAGATATGTTAAATCTTCAATAGTTTTTTTATAAGCGTCTGTTATTCCAGATAATTCTCCGAATTTAATTAAAGCTAAATTAAAAGCGTCACCAAAAGCAACTTCTAAAGAATTAATTGTTGGTGTAAGATTATTAAATTCATCATCAATGATTGACGCATTTTCTAACATTTCAAACATTGTTTCTGCTGTTAATTTTCCAGCCAAAGACATTTCTCTTAATTTACCTACTGAAATTCCTGTTTGTCTTGCCATAATAGAAAGTGCTGGACCAAGACCTTCAACGATTGATCTAAATTCATCTCCTCTAACAGTTCCAGACGCCATAGCTTGACCAAACTGTCTAATAACTGCTTGGGCTGTCATTGTATCAGCACCAGCTAATTGTAATGCTCTGGATAATCTATTAGTGACTGTTAAAACTCTTTCATCTGCAACGCCCAATTCTTCTGTTGCAACTCTTAATTTAGAATATAATTCAATTGTTTCTTCAATACCTGTTCTATTGGCTATTGCCGCAGAAGATAATAATTTAAACTGATTTGTTAATTGTTCCTGTGAATCTGTAATTAATCTTAATCTATTATTTAATTCTTCATATCTTGCAGAAACATTTGTTATTGCTCTTACACTTGCCCCAACACCTAGACCAATTAAAGCATTTTTTAAACTTAATATTGATGTGCCTACACCTTTAACACTTGTTTTTGTTTTAGATAATTCTTGTCTGGCTTGTCTACCGTTGGCGGTAATCTTAATTTTCATTTCTTCAGCCATTATCTAATTCCTTTTTTGTAGGTTTTGTTGTTGCTTTATTTCGTCATTTTTCAAACTAAAATACGCTAACCACATATTAAACTCATATGCATCCATTTGCAATATTTCTGATACTGTCTTATGTAGCTTTTCGGCTATGAACATAATGGCTCTAACTTCGCCATCATTTTTTATTTTTTTTTAAGCTCTTCTATTGAGGGTGGTAATAATATTTGGTTGGCGAGATCAACAACCATATCTGATAAAACTTTTCTTTTAAAAAATTCTTTATCATCAAGAGAAAACATTTTTTCGCCATCTTTGTTTTCACATTTACCAATAATAACATCAATAGCAGATAATATAGGATTATCTTGATTTTTAAGTTTAGTTCTTTCTAGAACATTATACGGTTTAACATATATTGCTCTATCTCCTGTTAAATTCCATTCAGGAATCTCAATCTTCCTAACAGGTAAACTATTCCAATGTTCTCTTATACCAGCGGTATAATCAATTTTTTCTGGCATTTAATCCTTAAACTGTGCTGTGTGTTACTCCACCTGTAAATTGAACTGAAAAATTTCTACTAATTATTCCGTCCATTGAAACTGCTACATCTGCCCCAGTAATTAAAGCTGTACCAGTATAATAAGCATCTGCCGCATCTGAACCTTCTGGATATAAATTTAAAGTTACACTAGAACCTACGTCTAATGCTTCTTGACCACTAGAATCAGTTTCATCCCAGTGACATTCAATAGTTGCAGTTGCGTCTTTTCTTAATACTAAATATGATTTTGCAGTGTCTGTAAGTGAAGTGTCCTCTACAGTATCGCTTGTTTCGTTAAGGGTAAAGCCCACAACTTCTGCAATTGCGTCACTTCCAACCTTTACAGTCCCGCTGGTTCCAACATGAGTTGCCATAATTTACTCCTTGTTATCTTCTGTTTTTATCTCAACCTCAACTTTTTTTGAAGTTGATCTAGAAACTTTTTTATCTTTTTTAAAACCTTTTGCAAGATATTTTTCTAAATCATTATCCCATATTTCTATTTGTTCATTACCATTAGGGAAATAAATTTTAATTCGTTTAGCCATTATGCAGTACCTCTAACAAATTCATAAAAAACTCTTACCATAATTCGCACGCCACCGTAAGGAAAAAGTACACCCTCATCTGTATTTGCTTCAATTATTTGGGTATTTAAAGCATTTCCATTTCTTGTTATGTCATTATCTAATGTTTCTTCCACTACTTCTATGAGCTGGTTGCGTAGGGTATCTATGTTTGTGTCTGTGCCTTTGACGAAACCTACAATTAAAAAATCTATTGTGCCAGATCGTTTACCTGTTCCTACTTCGCCTAAAGATAACATTTCCCTAGTTTCATCTCCAGTTTGTATATACATTGAAGGAAATTGTTGATCTGATATTTCTTCTGGCAAAAATGGTTCTCTCGTAATCTTCTTGAATGTGATAGGTGAACTAACAGCAGTTAGCTTAGTTATTATATCGCCAGCAATATCTTCTCGTTTACTCATAATCTAATACCTGTTGTTCTTCTAAATTGTTTTTCAAATATCATAACCATTTTTTTACGATCTATCTTACCAATATCAAAAAAAGGTCTTTTAGGCAACTTACCAATACCATAATGGTGAAAATATGCTTTTTTGCTTTCTTCATTTCTAGTAAAAAATATTTCTCCTTTTGTAGGTGTAGCTCTAAATGTTAATGCACTAAACATATTTCCATATAAAGTTAAATCTACAAATTTATTTTTTTTCTTCTTAAATTCTTTAGATTTAATATATTGTTTTGAATAAGGTCTAAATTTACCGCCATTCGGCAATTTACCAGATTGTGTTTTTTTTCTAATTTGTTGTGAACCATAAGCAGAAACACGCATTAATGATTTTTGTGTAGCTTTTGGAAATTTATTTAAAATACTTTGAAACTTATTTTCTAATTCTATTGAATTAGATTTTACCTTAATTTTGGCAACCATTACCTAACAAGGCGTAATGTATGTATAGGTTCTTTCTCTGAGTCTTGAATAATACTATCAGAATTTTCATCATAACTTATCCCATCACGAAGAACAGCTTGAAACTCTTCAGCATATTTTGATCTATAATAATCTATTTGAACTTGGAATGTATCTTTACCTTCCCCAGTATCTGGGTCACGCCATTTAGTAAGTTGAGGAAATATATATTCTGCAAATGCTTTATAACACGTTGCTCTAATAAATTGTGCTGGCACTAACTTTGAATTATCTAATTCTATAGAAGTTATCTTTGTTATATCTTTATATCTTACTGTGTGTCTGTATCTTTCCCACCATTCTTCACGAACTTGTCTGATAACATCATCTTCTGCGTGTTGTAGTTGTGTATCCCATGAAGCAATACCAAACCCAGCAATGTCTGGTTGATATTCCTGTAGATGACTTAATGCTACACTAAAGACAGTTGTTGTCATTATTTACCGCAGATACAATTTCCGTTACATTCACACATAATTTCTTTTTACCTTTTTAAAAAAAATATTCAATGAGAATAAGGGGGCATAAAGCCCCCATTATAATTATTGGATTGAAGAGTCAAAGTGCATTTCTACACCATAACTATCATGTAGCTCGCCTACACCATAGACAGCCGTAGCAACAATTTCATCCGCTCTAAGACTTGCGTCACGTTGCGTTTCAATTTTTATGCCTTGCATAGTTGCTAAAGCTAATGCGTCTTTGTGCATTACTGCTCCTTTGTAATCACCAGCAGTTCCAGTATTAGCCATATTTGAAGTTTCAAATATTTTAATACCAGCAAGTGAACCTACGAAACCATTTCTCATAGCTTCATTTTGTAAGTCACCAGCATTTGGATTTACAAAAGTGTTTGTTAAGTTAGCTTTTAAATCGTAAGCAATTTTAGGGTGCAATACTGCTACACATTCGTCAATCGGTAATCCAGCCGCTCTTAAAGTAGATGCCGCATTAAAGATTGATGCCGCAGAAATTGCTCCTGTTCCATCACCTAGAGTAGTTGAAAAGCCATCAAATAGAGCAATTAAATCTTGATCCATTTTTTTAGCAATTCCTTCACCAAATAATCTGCCGATATCTGCAACTACATTTCTAGGTGCAGAGTTTCTTGCAAGATCAGTTAATGTTGTCATCCATTTTGTTATCGTGGTTTTTTTAATTACCACTTCTGCATATCGCTATGCAGTTCAGACTATATCATCTACGCAAAAGCGTAGTTCGGCACTCTTGGGTATATTATTGTTTCCTCAATACCTAGTCGTTGAACCTTCACTAACCCTAGTCCTTTACGGATTACATTTAGTGCTTGGCTTCTGATTGCCTCAATGAGGTTTCCCAGAAATTCACCGAATTTTTTATAGTTGGGGCAATGACAATTTTCTACCCCAACTTCGCTGGCTGTGATCGTCACTGAACTTGGATCAACAGCCGAATTTGACAAATCTGTCGCTTCAGCTACAGCTGCTGCTGCAATAGCAGAATAGATCGGTACTTCTACAGATTTTCCGCCACCAGCAATAGTGTAGTTTTTAACTAAGTTCATCATTAAAGATTTCTCTTGTATTACGAACTCAGCTTCAGCAACAATTTCCGTATATAGTTCCGATAATGTGGAACTGGTACTTTCGTTAGCCATTTTAGACTCCTATTGTTTATTGGTTAATTATAGCTGGTTTAGAATCACGTTGTTTGCGATAATCCGCATACGCTTTTCTATCCTCAGCCTTACTCATATCTAAATCTGCAATATTAAACGGT